CGAGCGTGGACCACGTCCACGCTCGAGTCCGCCAGCGTCCGTATCCCTTCAATGCAGTCGCCGAGGCGTAGTTCCCAGTTGGGGCCGGTGGTGATGGTCATGGCCGCACCGTCCTGTCGGTGCAGCCGAGGAGGGCTAGTTGGGTCACTTGCGCCCCTCCAACTCCGCTTCGATATCCTCGAGCGCTAGTCGGTCCGCCTGTGTCTGTGACAGCCCGCCCTCGTACTGGCGAATCGCGGACCGCTCGCAATGCCACTCCAGAATGTGCAGCGGATTGACGCGGTGCGTTTCGGCTAGTGCCTCTAGTCGGGCTGATACACCACTCATGGTGTAATCGCCTCCTCGCGCAGAGTCCAAACCTTGCGCTCGCCGCGCGGTCCGCGCTTAGCCCAACTCCACACCTCCAAAACACCGCCTGATTTGAGCCAAGCGAGCGTTTTGGGTTCTGCTCGCATCTTTGCCGCCCGAGTCGCGTGCGATGCACCAGCGCAAGCCTGGATGCCCAGGATGCCGCGGTCCGTGAGCGCCACGACGTCGATGCAGCCGAACAGGTCTTGTCGGACCTTCGCGTGCGGGTTCCACTTCTCGACGACCTGAGCGACCCAACCGCGTTTGCGGCATTCATCGAGCGTGCGGGACGTTGGACTTGGCTTACCCACGACGAGCCTCCTGTCTTGCCTGCTGAACCAACCACTCCAGCCGCTTGCGCTTGTTGCGCTCAGCGTTCGTACCCATCGCAGCGACGTACTCGCGGCGTGCGGCTTCGATTTGCTGCGCCGTGACCATCAGTGCACCCTCGTTGGGCGACGACGGTTCCGCGCCTGCTGGCTAGCAGTGGCCCACCGGCAGTTTGTGGGCTCGTAGTCGCCGTCGTTGTTGATTCGATCAATCGACTGACCAACCGGGCGCTCGGCCATGTCGGCGAGAAACGCCGCAAAGGAATCGCGCCACCGAGAACAGACGCGGATGCCACGTCCTCCGTAGTTCTTGAACGCTCGATTTGCGGGGTTCTCGCAGCGTTGGATCATGCTTGACCACGTCGCGTAGAGCGGGTGCCACTCGTCGCCTCGCGTCTGGCCGTGCTTGAGTGCGCGTTCGCTGCCCTTGGTTGCACACGCTCTGCACTGCCTGGTCCTTTGGCTCTTGAGTCCGTCAAGTCGAATGACCGACTCCTTGCCGCATGAACAGCGGACAGGGACAACCAGCCGCCGTCCTCGCCTAAACGGAACCCCTGTTTGATTCCACATCTAGTCAACCCTCGTTGTTGGGCCAGTCCACTTGGCCGTTATCTTTCCGGTTCTCCCATTCGAGTTCTTTAAGACGATCAACTGGAGTTGCGTCTCGAACGCAGCCGGACTCAGCGTGTGCATGCACACCTTGTCGTCCTTCGGCGTCGGCTGACAGTTGCAGTCGTAGTCAACGCCGCGCTTTGGCGGCAACTTGTACGCCGCGCCGCGATACACCCCGATCACGCACTTCGCGCGCTCCTCGAGTGACCCCGACTCGCGCAGGTCCGCGAGCAGAGGGCGACGATCATCGCGCTTCTCGATGTCACGATTGAGCTGCGACATGACCACGTAGGCCATCCCGTCCTGCTTGGCCGCATCCGCGAGCGTCGTGATGATTTCGCCCAGCGCCTCATGTGTGCTCATGCGCGGGTGCGGCTTGCTGACGAGCTGGATGTAATCGACGATGACGACGCGGGTCTTGTTGTCCCGCTTGCGGCGGCGCACGGACCGGACGATCTCGGCCGCGGTGATTCCCGAGCGGCCATCAAAGAGCCAGCCCTGTCGACGCGAGAGCGACCGGAGCGCGTTGGACATGTCGCCCATGTGCCCGGCTTGGAGGTTCGCGTTGCGAATGCGCTCGGCGTCGACACCGCTCGTGCGTGCGAGCGCGCGGTCTGCGTACGCCTGCTCGGTGTCCTCGAGCGAGAACAGGTGCACGCCGACACCGGCCTTCGTGCATTCGTCGGCCGTGGCCAGACCGAGCGAGCTCTTGCCCATCGCCGGACGAGCCGCGATGATGCTGACAATGCCGGGCTGCCAGCCGCCGATCGTCTCGTCGAGCTTTTCGACGCCCGTCTTGAATCCGGTCATGGTCGTCCTGCCCGCTGCCATATCAGCGGCAACTTGTTCGATCTGTTTGACGCGACGCTTGACGACGTCGCCGATGGTCGAGGCGTCTTCGGGTTGCTCGGCGTCGAGTCGTGACGTCGTGGCCAGGGTGAGGCCGAGCATCTCGGAGCCGGTCAGCTGGCCTGCTCGTCCGCCTTCAACGATTTCCGACAACGACGCCATGAGTCGCCAGCGGAGCGCGTTGTCCTTGAGCCGCTTGGCATACTCGATCGCATTGGCCGCGGTCGGAACGGTCAGCGCGCATTCGCCGAGCCAGCCGAATCCGACCTGGTCCAACTTGCCGAGCTTGCCGAGCTCGTCGCCGATGGTCGTGATGTCGATGGGGGCGTGAGCCTCCTCGAGATTACGGATGGCTTGCCACGTCGCGCGTGGGCGTAGGTTTTGGAAGTCCTCGATTTCAAGCGATGGGAGGAGGGCGAGTGTGTTCGCGTCGAGGATGGCCGCACCGATGACGGACATTTCGAGCTGGTCGATGGCGTCGGTCATAGTTCCTCGACCTTGCGCAGCGGCATCGTTGGGGTCGATGAGGCGATGTCGATCCAGCGATCGAAGTGCTGGACGAACACATCTGCCGAGTAGGGCGGCGGCGGCCACTTCGCGCGACCGGCGAACATGAATTCCATGCGCTCGATGAGCACGGGCAATGGGTGACGCTTGATAAGCGCCGAGAGCAGTGTGATGTTCTTGCCGTTCCAGTCGGGCTTCGTGCCGTACGCAGCCTTGAACCGCGCGTGGAACGCATCGATCGCGGCCTGATGGTCTGGGTTGTCTGCCGCGCGGCGCTTGGCCGCCTTCGTATTGTGGGCCTTGCCGGTCTCGCCGCCTGCCTGGTCAACCTTGTCGAACAGCAGTGCGAGCCCAGCGGGCTCGCGGCTCTCTCTCTTATAGTCTGATCTAGTCTTATCTAGTGCGTCACAAGCGTCACCGCGCGTCACCGTGACGTTTGGTGACGTCACGACCGTCACTTGGTTGTCCAACTTCTTGTTTTCTCGCCATTTCGCAGTTCGCTCTTTTCCGTCTTTGGCAGTCTTCCCCCATTCGGCCTCGAAGCCGACGATGCAGAAAAACGAGCCCTCGTGACGCAGCAATCCGGCTGTGACGGCGGCCGTCACGCCCGTCACAGCCTCGTCACGCGACATTTGGAGGATGTCGGCGAGGTAGTCCGGGTCGAGTTCGGCTGCGGAGATCTGGCCCGGGATCTTGTTGCCGGGCTCGGCATTCCTGCGCAGCGCGAAGAGGAACACCTCGCGACCAAGACGGCCGGACTTGCGGATCTTGGGGTGGCTGTCGAGATTCGAGGCGACCTTGCACCAATGGGAGGCCATTATTTACCCCTCCTGAGCAGCGACAGATTCGCTTGCTTGCTCACCACACGAAGCGATGCGTGCTCGGCATGGAAGCGGGCGAAGTGCTCGGCAATCTCGCGGTCGACGAATTGGTACGTAGTGACGTTGTCACCGTCCACAAACCCGATCTGCGCAAGGTCGTAGACCGAGTTATCTAGGAACGACTCGACGATGACCTCGAATGTCCACGGCGGTGCGTGATCGACGTGGCAGGTCTCGCGTGTGACGATCTCGCCAGTAACGGCGCATGCAACCGGACCAGCCGAGAACTCGGCGTCCTTGAACGCCTGAATCTGGTCAACAACCGCCGTACGACACGCAGCCGGGAGCCAGTCGAACACCGTGCTCGGGGACAGGCACTCGAGGTAGCTGATATCCGTCCTGGTCCCGTCGACTCGCTCGATCTCGAAACAGCGGGTCTCGTACGGCATCGCCAGCACGACGCGGATGTACTTGAGCCCAACGCCGAACTTCTGGTCCGCGTCCTGGTGACGTGAGAACAGGTCGATCAGAAACGGGACGTGCGCATCGTCGACCTCGCCAAGTTGCGCGTTGAGAATCTCGCGCACGTAGCGCTGTAGAGCGGCCTTGGTTTTGAAGGGTTGGCCGTTGATGATGTACTTCACACCCCACTCCTCTCCGCCTGCCGAATCGCCTCTTGCGCCCGCTCGCCTTGCTCGTCTCGGATGACGACCGCGCATTCACGGCACAGCGCGTATAGGCTCTCCATCCGCATCAATGGACGCTGGCGCCACATGAGCGGCATCGGCGCGGCCTTGGCCAAACCGAACGCGACGCGCAGCTCTTCGGGCGTGCGCTTACACCGGATGCACACGTCAGACGCCACGCAATGCCTCCTCGACGAGTTGAGAGACCGACCAATTCCTTTGCTTCGCCGCCGCCTCGATCAGCCGGAACGCATCCGCGCTCACCGACAGCGAACGTCGCCCCTTGCGCCGCTTGGGACGCTGCACGACGAGCCGGACAACCTCGAACTTCTCGAGCTTGAGCGCGGCGAGTGGACCGGCCTCGCCTGGCTCCATCGCGCACATCCCCGGAGCCGCGAAGTAGTCGAGCCCATAATGGTGCACGACGGTCGGCGCGGTACGGGATAGCGTGTAGGTGCCGTCGTAGCCGAGGTAGAGCAGACGGGGCTTGTTCATCGGTACGGCCCTTCCTTGACGCGACGACGCTCGGCGGCGAGTTCGCGCTCGAGGACCTGGCAGCGGAAACGCTCGATGCACCACGCGCTACGACCGTCGCGAATCTCGACGTGCAGGCGCTCGATATGGGCGAGCAGAGCGATCACCGTGACCATGAGGCCGATGGGCAGGCCGATGAGCTCGACCTCCATCACGGCACCACCTCGTTGCAGCCTGCTTCGTCAATCACGAACGAGGCGCGAATCGCACTCCGCACCTGCGCGTACGCCGCGTCGTGTCGCTGACACTGCGTCCGCTTGTCTTGCTCGTCGGCGCGCTGGATGGCGTCCATGCAGAGGTACGCCACTGCATCGAGGTGCTCGTCCCGCGTCTCGGCCCACAGTCGACGCTGCTCATTGTTGGACAACCACACGCCGTATTGGCTCTGGCCCATTAGGAGGCGGTCGACGAGATGCTCGACGAGACGGGACTCGTCGCCTTTGAGGCGTTGGATTTTGTCAATGAGGGTCATGACTACGCCCTCCTTCCGTGGCTTCCACGGATGCGACGCCGAACCTCGCCCCTATCGACGGCAAGAATCTCTCGCCATAGGCGGCGGTAGCTCTGCGTTTGGGTATTTGAGGTCGTGACAACCTCGACTGGCTTTCTGACGATGACCGGGACGGGCTCGACCTCGGTGCGCGTGAGCGCCTTCGGTAGCGTCGCAAGCTTTCTCGCCGCTCGCTTCTCGTACATGTCGCGCATGTTGTCGGCATGCGTACCCAGGAAGATGTGCTCAGGATTTACGCAACTCGGCCTGTCGCACTTGTGGCAGCAAAAGAGACCATTCTGGATTGGTCCGTACGTCTGCTCGTAGATCCAACGATGTGCGCGGTACGTCTTATGACGGAAGACGAAAGAGCCATACCCGTTAACGAGCTGGCCATCCCAGACGATGCAGCCATGAGCTGCGCCGTGCGTCTTTGACCAAAATCGATCGATCGCGCGACGAAGAAATTCCTCGTCTCGTTTTGAACGCAGAAACTCGTCAGTCTCCTGGCGCAGTGGATCGTCGATGTCGTACTTGATTGGATACTTTGAGCGCACGAATCCATCTCCTCGTTCGAGGTTTTGATTTGCACCCTCCACCCTGGAGTGGCGCGCTGATTACGGTTTAGTGCTCGTCACCGATGCCAGCGGTGAGGTCCTCGGGCGAGGCAAGCGGGGTTAGATGCCGTGCGGTACGTGTCGGTCGTCGTCTCGCAGTCCGAAGCGGTGACGCTCTCGGCGATACGCGGCCATGAGTTCCTCTGCTTCTTGGGACAGGTAGATGCCAGTGCTACCGTCGTTCACATGGAACAGCGCGTGTAGCTGATTTGGCCCGTACTTCAGCCACGGTCGGCGTCGCTCGCGCATATTCTGGCGCTTCGTCTTTGGATTCGGCACAGCGGCGTGTTTGATGGACGCGATCCGGTCCACCTCTGGCATCGCGAGTAGCGTGTCAACGAACGACCGCACATCGCCGCGAGACTTGAACCACTCGCCATTGAGACGTTCGTGGTTGAACCTGCGGTGTAGGCCGCGCTCGTCTGCTTGGTCGCCAGGAATCGCGACAATGAGGCGCAGTGTCTTGGTCGTCGCTGACTGCAACGAACGCATCCGCCTGTCGACGTCGTTAGCAACGCCGATCTTGATGTCGCCGCCCTTGCCGGCCTCGATGAAGTAGACGAAACGGCTTATCTCGCCAGAGCGCTTAGTCACGGCGTCGCCGCCTTCCTGATGTGCTTGTCCGCGTCCTTCGGGTAGTGCGTGCGGATGATGTTCTGGAGGTCGCGCAGCTCCTCCTTGGGGTCCTTCTTTGGCTTTCCACGGCCGGCGATCTCGCACAGCAGGTCCGCGATCTCTTCGCTATGCTCGGCAAACCACATGGCCCACTCCCACCGGAAGTAGTTGCCCTTGGAGTCGGGTGCGATCGTGTTCTTCAGGACACCCGAGCTAACATGTCGCCCGAGGTCGCCCCACTCCTTCTCCAACTCGGCCGCAACGTGCTCGTAGCTGAGCAGTCGACAGACCTCGCGGCAGAGCTTGAAGAACCGCTGCAACTGCTCGCGGCGTTCTTCGACCTTACGCTCGTGCGCCTTCATGGCGGCGATCGGATCTTCGACATCCATCTCTGTTTGGAGTGCGAGTGCCTTCACAACGAAACCTCCATGGTTGCCGCGACGTGCGGCCACATGTTTCGGCGTCCGATGTTGTTCAGTGCTGCGGCATGAACGGAGATGAGGACACCGTTCCGAGAAACCCTTACGTTCAATTCATGGGCAACCCCATCCACCTCACCCGCCGCTCCGATGGCCGCACGCACCAGCTCGTCCTGACCGCGCCGGGCTACACCGTGACGGTCGAGCTGCGCGTGACCGGCCTGGAACTGTCCGCGACCGAGCTCGAGCGGGCGCTGCATGCGCCGCTGAGCGCGCTGGCTGCGAGTCGTGAGAGCATCTAGGACATGCGCACCCTCGCCCTTCTCCTGACCATCGCTGCATGCGGCGGCTCTAGTGCCCCTGCTGACTACGACTGCACCGATCTGTCCAAGCGCGTCACGCAGGACCACAGGCCGTGCACCATCGCCGATGGCGACTACGAGCCGACGATGTTCGACAACTGCGTCTTCCCGCAGGAAGCGTACTGCGTGCCCGACGGCGTGACGTGCCCCGATGATGGATGGCACATCAGCTGCCAGGGCACGGTCGACGAGCCGGACCATGACTGCACCTACGGCGGCGACTGCACCGGAGACGGCATGGTCTCGATGTACGACTACAGCCAGGCGCTCGACGGCGTACAGGGGATGAGCGTGGTCAGCGACTTCACGCGGAACCGATGCGTGTTTGTGGAGTGCGAGTAGATGCGCCAGCTTCAACTCCAGTGCGCCAAGTGCGACGCCATCCAGCCGCACAACCAGAAGACGCCGCGCCACGTCATGCACGCCTTGCTCAGCCTGTTCGTTCTGGGCGCGTGGATTCCGGTGTGGATCTTCGTGGCGGCGACCGCCGGAAATGAGCCGGCCGTGTGCGTGAAGTGCGGTAACCGACGACGACCGAGCGGGCCGGCGACTGTTTACGATCCCAAGGCTGGGCAGCCAAGAGGCGGTGTCGTGCTGGCGGTTGTCGCGAGCGTGGTTGTTGCGGCGATCGCGATCGGGCTGATCATGGACAACCTGTGAGGTCACGACGCCTTGGCCTCGTCGCGCGGCAACAGTTGCTCTGGTTTGAGGCCGTACGCCTTTGCAACGCGCCGGACGTCCTCGGTCCGAGGAAATGCGTCGCCAGTCTCCCATCGCGAGATCAGCGGTTGAGGCAGGCCGAGTTCGTCCGCGATTTGAGACTGCGTCTTGTCGAGCCGCTTGCGGGCTTCGCGCATCAGATCGCAGGGCGACTTGCTCATGTCACCCGTATACCCTAAAGTTATAAGCGGTTCAACCGCTCATATGCACGAGAGTTATAAGGCCTTGTGGTCTCATAACTTTGTGGCGTCAGAAGACGAGCAAGAACCCGAGATCGCAACCAACGACGAGTGGCGGGCGATCATGGTGCGCGCTCGAAAGGGCCACGGGCTGACCCAAGAGCAGCTCGCGGAGGATGTCGGTACATCCCAGGTCATGATCTCCAAGATTGAGAGCGGTGTGACTGGAAGCTCAAAGCTCGTGCTTCCGATCTGTCGGCGGCTGTCGATCCCAGAGCCCCAGAACTTCGCGGATGAAGCGCAGAAGGAGTGGAGTCAACTCGGCCACCTGTTGCGCCACAAGGGAGGCGATCAGTACGAGGCTGCGCTTCAGCTTCTTCGCTCGATGGCGAAACGTATCGAGGAGGCGGATACGGTTACGAACGACAACACCGTGAACACCGACCGTCGCAAGTAGTTGCAGCTACTTCGGGAGTGGCCAGCCGTCCCGAAAGTTTCAGACGGATCGTCCATACTAGCCCGCATGGACACTCCTACTCCCCCAGAAGGTTCTGGGGTACTCGAGCGCATTCACACAGCCGAAGAATGGCGCGTGCTAGGCGAGAAGATTCGCCGCAGCGCGCCCGAGCTTTACGAGCAATTATTCGCGATGTTTGTGGAGGTGGCATGCCGTTCCTCCGACGAGGAACGAGAAAATATACCGGAAAGTTATTTTGTGACTTGACCGCGCCGCCGGTTCGATATAACCATGAGTTATGTCGAACCCACCCCGCACCGCCTTCCAGGCCGCGGATCTCTCCTCCGACCGCCACGCGCTCGCCGAAGCGCTGACGCAGATCGACCACATCCGCGCGGAGATGCAGCACCTGCGCGAGCAGCTCGCTGCGGCCCACCGCGCGACGGCGCTCGAGAAGTTCCGTCGGCTCACCCTGGTGATCAACGCGGCCGTCGCCGCGAACGACCGCGCCACCTGGGCCAAGGCCGTTGCCGAGCGCATGCAGCTCGGCGTGGACGCGTGGGCGGACTACGCAGAGACGGAGGCGGCCTAACATGTGGCGCGCTCCGACACTGACCGAAGTCCTCGCCGACGTCGGCATGACGCACGAGCCGGCCGAGTTCGGCGCCCGTCACGTCATCAAGAACGGCGAGCGTCTGTTCACCGGCACGGCCAGCGACGTTTGGCACTGGCTGCGCGAAGAAGGGCATCACTTCTCGCGGTGCACCGCGTGCAGCCGCGAGCACACGGAGGTCGAGGTCGATCTCAAGGGTGTCTGCGAGGAGTGCCACGACTGCGCAGCGCGTGTCGCTCAGCGTGAGCGGATGCGGGATGACCGCGACGCGCGTGGCGACTACATGCGCGACCGACAGCGCGGGGAGTGCGCGTCGTGACCGCCTCTCGCTGGCGCTTCACCCGCTTCTACCTCTCAGCCCGTTCTCGCGGCTGGGACTACCGCGAATCAGTTTGTTACGCATGCGACCGCCTAGCGGTGGATGTCGCGAAAGGAATCCGATGACCAAGCAAGGGATGGCGGACATCATCCGCCAACAACTCGAACGACACGGCTACCACGTCACCGACGCGGAAGCCTCGGACGTCGCCGCTCAGATCGCACAGGTGCTGGTGTGCGAGCGGGATCCGCTCTGGCAGTTGTTCGACTCGATCACCAGCACGCCTAGCACGTCGGCGAACCTTCATGACTACGACGGCCACATCATCGCGTCACTCCGTGAGTGGGCCGCCGAGCGTGGACTCGTCGTTAACATCAAGACGCTCGATCTGCCCGATCGCGTCTGGGACGTGCACAAGGTAGGCGAAATCGCCGTTCACGATTGCGCCACACGCCGACCGAATCCACCCGTGAGCGTTGATGGCGACTGGAGCCCTGCGCAGGTGGTGACGCCGTGATCCGCGCCCTCTGTCTCTGCCTGCAGGCCATCGCCGCGCTCGCGCGCAAGCCGTCGCCTGAACGGCAGGCTCGCAAGCGCATCGCTCAGTGGAAGCGCGAGCGGCTGGATTTGAATCCGGCGCTGCGAGGTCGGCGGTGAGCGAGATCTACACGGCATCTCGGCTGCGCGCATGGCGTTCCTGTGCGCGTGCCCACTTCTTCCGCTACGCACTCGGCTGCAAGACGCCGAGCTCGCCAGCGATGGAGTTCGGCACCGCGATGCACGCCGTGCTCGAGGCGTGGTACCTCGCCTGGCAGACAGGCGAGGACCGTCTCGCGGCTGCGTTCGCGGCTGCCGATGAGGTCGACGTCAACGATACCGACCGCGCTCGCCTGCGTGTCCTCGCCGCGGCGTACGACGCCCGATGGGGTGCGTGCGACTGGGAGGTGATGGCCGTTGAGGTAGAGTTCCGCTATTGGCTCGGCGACATTCAGATCGGCGGCAAGATTGATGCGCTCATCCGCGAGCGCTCGACCGGCAATGTGTTCGTCGTCGAGCACAAGACGTCCACCGCGGACACATCGCCTGGCGCGCCCTACTGGGACCGGCTCGCGATCGACACGCAAATCAGCATCTATGTGGATGGAGCTGCGTTCGGTCTCGACTACGAAATCTCGGGCTGCGTCTACGACGTCATCAAGCGCCCGCAGCACGAGATTCTCCTGGCTACGCCCGAGGACAAGCGCAAGTACACCAAGGGGAAGGGCTGCAAGGCATGCGGAGGTTCCGCGAAGCCAGGAGAGATCGAGAAGGGCCGAGGCTACAAGACCGTTACGTTCGTCACCGTCGAGCATGTTCCCTGCGACGAGTGCGCGGGCACTGGATGGAAGAAGGACAAGGACGGAGTCCCTGAGGCGCCGCGCCTTCACGCCGACCAGCGCGACCGCGATGAGACGGTCGAGGAATACACGGACCGCATCGCAAATGAGATCGCCGATCGCGTAGACGACTACCTCGCACGCTCTGTCGTCGTCCGTCTCGACACCGAGCTGCCGCGCATGCGCCAGGAGCTGATCGACACGATCGAAGCCATGCGCGCACTCGACGCGCGAGGACTCACCCCACCTAACCATGACGCATGCGTTCGCGGTCGCGACATGTGTGCGTTTTTCCAGGTCTGCGCAGGACGCGCAGACATCAACGAGTTTCCGCGCGGCGCAGCTCATTCCGAGCTCGTGAGCGCGGCGTAACCGGCCGACGTACGGCCACGAGGAGCCATCAGCATGGCAACCCCTGTCCCGAGCAAAGCGCCACAAGCGCCCGCACCACGGCCGGCCGCCGCGGCAACCCCACCCAAGGCGCCGGCCAGTCTGCCGTCACGCCTCGGGCAGATCGAGAAGAAGCGACTGACGCTCGGCCTGCGTTTCATGTTCTACGGACCGCCTGGCGTCGGCAAGACGACGCTCGCCGCCGACGCGAACGCGTTGTTCGCTGACGTCGAGGGCGGTTCCGGCGAGCTCGAGGTGGCGCGCTACCCGTTCAATCCCGGCCAGCCCGACGAGTACAAGCCGCGCAACTATGACCAGCTCAACGACTGCTTAGACGACCTGATCGCGCATCCCGGCCACGGATTTGGCGCATTCGCAGTCGACACGGCATCGGCGCTCGAGGCGCTGATCCATCGTCATCTCTGCGAGAAGTACAAGGTCAACTCGATCGAGAAGGTCGGCGGCGGTTACGGCAAGGGCTATCGCGCCGCCGTCGAGGAGTTGCGGCGGCTGCTCGCCAAGCTCGACGTGCTGCGCGCGCAGGGCGTGCAGATCATCATCCTCGGCCACTCCGTCGTCACGACGTTCAAGAACCCGGAAGGAGAGGACTGCGATCGTTATTCTCTGGCGGCGCACAAGGAGTTCGCTGGCCAGCTCACTGAGTGGTGCGACGTCGTCGGGTTCCTGCACTTCGAGGGCGGCTCGAAGAAGATCGAGGAAGACGGTTCGCGCGACAAACGAGCCCGTGGCTGGGCGAGCAATCGCCGTCTGATGCAGCTCGCCCGTGAGGCCGCATGGGATGCCAAGTGCCGCCTGTCTGTCCCGTCCGAGTTCGAGCTCGACACGGATCACCCGTGGCACCCGTTCGCCACGGCCGCCCGCGGCTCGCGCCTCACCGACACCGCGTCTCTGATCGAGAGCATCAAGACCGAGCTCAACCGCATCGGCCTCGACACATTCATGAGCGCGTCAGGCGCTCCGGTTCATCGCCAGGCGGTCCTCGACAAGATCCAGACCGCCGACATCGACACCCTCACCCGCATCCACGCCGGGCTCGCTTCGACGCCCGCGACCAACAAGGAGATCTGAGTCATGTCCCTCCCCATGCAAGAAATCACCGTTCGTGTTCGCGCTGTTGCTGCTGGCCTCGGCGAGACGGACAACGACAAGCACACCAAGTTCGCCTTCGTGACGGGCCGCGTAGTCGACGACGAGCAGTACAACGGCGAGGAGATCACGGCCGTTTTGTACTTCACCGAGAGGACGTCGGCGCGCTCGATCGAGTCCCTGATGCACTTCGGGTTTGCCAGCGATGACCTGTCGCTGCTGGCCGACGCTGACGAGCAGAAGTGCTGCGATCTCCTGCCCGAAACCGTCGAGTACGTCTGCGCGCCCGAGGAGTACAACGGCAACTGGCAGCTCAAGGTCAAGTGGGTGAACAAGCCGGGTCGCGGCAAGTTCGCACCGAAGAAGAAGCTCGAGGGCGGCGACCTCAAGGCGTTCGCCGCGCAGATGAAGGGATCGCTGCGCAACGCGCGCGGCTCCGCTGGTGCTGCCAGGACGACGAACAACGGCACGAGCAAGCCGGTTCCTCCGAGCGGTCCCGTCGATGACGATGGAGTGCCGTTCTAGGCGCCGCTGTTGACGACGCCCGACCAGCGAATGGCCAGCCATCTCGCTGCTGGCGTCGGGCGCGAAACCTAACCCGCCCCTCCGGGGATTGAGGAAACCATGAGTGACAAGACATACAGCGCAATCGTCACCGCTCGACAGCCAGGCGGCGAGGTGCAAGTTCCTGCCTTCGTCTTTGGTGCATGG